TTGTTATAGAAGATAGAACAGCAGACCCAGGCACAGCTGGATTTAAAGAGATTGGGGTTGGCACAATCAAGCTTGTTATAGACAAGAATGATAGAGTGCCCACTTTGGCTGATGCGGTGTTTAATATGTTGAGATCCTTTGGAAACAAGGCAATAACGCCAGGTATTAGCCAGGTTGTGAGGGTCTGATGACAGTCACATCAAAATTCTTATTACACGGTGGAGTGAGCAGGCTGATTGGGGCACATCTGCATGATGATGGGAGTTATCACTTGGCTGTTGATTCCTTCATCTCTGGTGAAAATAGTAGGCATGTGGGTGTTTCTGCAACCAGTGGGCTTCTTGTTAATGCTCCCTTTTCAACTGGACTCACAGTGGTGACAACTGGTGCTGGGGCAAAGATAACTGTAACATATGAATAAGGATATAAAATGGTTGCATCAGCGGTTAAAATATATGGAAAAATTAGCAGCACTAAATCTAAAGAATTTTCTATGGATAGATCAACTCACGCTTTTAATTGTATAGACCACGCTTTGCATAAAATATTTGAAGGGGCTTCTTTTAGTGTTTCTGATTCCGTAGTTTGTGATACTACAACTGTAAAATGGCAAATTACAACTCCAAATACAACAAAATATTCTCATTTAAAATTTTCATTAAGTAGTACTGGAGAAGCAACCTTTTTAGTTACAGAAGGATCAGATAGAACAGATGGAACTGCTTTATCTGAAGTAAATAAAAAAAGAGTTGGGACACCCACAGCAGCAACAACCATAGTTACAAGAACACCAACGGGAGGTTCAACGGATGGTGCAACAACTTTATTTTCAATAAGGAAAAGTGCAACAATACAACCAGATGAAAATGATTTTTGGATCTTAAAACCCAATACTAAATATGTTATTTCTATAACAACTTATGCAGCTGTTTATGCCACAATGAAAATTGATTGGGCTGAACACACAGATAAGGATTAATATGGGACTCGCAAATACAATTCAGAAGGCAGCAAAGACAGCTTTTAAAGCCATTGGGGATATTCCTTTGGTTTGTACTTATACTTCCAAAGGAGCAAGAACCTACACAGCGGCAACTGGGGCAATAACTTCAACTGATACAGCCTATACTTTGTTGAAAATTTTATTTGAAGATTATACAGCCAAAGAGATTATGGATTCAGGTGGTGTGATTTTGAAAACTGATCAGAAAGCTTCTATCCCAAACTTGAATTTAACTCCTACTCCCAAGAGAACTGACTTTATCACTGACTCTGCCAGCAAGAAATGGACAATAGAGGATGTTATGCTTGATGCTGCAAGAGCTTTGTGGGTTTTCCAGGTAAGGAGAAGCACATAATGGCAAAAGTCTCTTATAACACAAAAAAACTTGCAAATAAGGTATCTGGAAGATTTGAATTATTTGTAAGGAAAATTGCATTGGATGGATTGAGACAGCTTATTCGACAAAGCCCAGTTGATACAGGAAGATTTAAAGCAAATTGGTCTTCAGGAAGTATAAAATCAGAGAAAGTAAAAGCTCCAATTACACCAACAAAAAAAGGTGCTTTAACTTCTCCAAGTGATTTTGGAAGGAGTTCAAAAGGAATTTCAACTTATAAATTGAATAAAAATTTATGGCTTTACAATAATATGGTTTATGCTGTGCCTCTTGAATTTGGTTCATCTCTTCAAGCCCCAAAAGGTTGGATGAGGAATACAGCAAGAATGATGCAAAAAAAATTAAATGAAGTGAAGGATTTGGTATGAGTTATGCACAGGAAAGAACAGATATTGAATCCAGGTTAAGTACAAACTGGTCAACAACTCCAATTAAGTGGGATGGTGTTGCTTTTACTCCAACTCCTGGTACTCCTTGGATTAGGTGCTCAATCCTGCCGGGTGATGTAGAAGCCCTTGAATTTGGACGGGATACTACAAAAGAACATATGGGAATTATTGATATTGGAATTTTTGTTCAGAAAGAGACTGGAACTGTTTTGGCAAGGACTTATGCTGATACACTTTCGGCTTTATTTGATATGGTTGCATTCGGTACTATTGATTGTGATGAAGCTTCAGTTCAGAATCTTGGGGTTGATGGCGATTGGTATCAACTTAATATAACAATACCTTTTTCAAGAAGGGAATAAAAAATGGAAGATCCAAATGCATGGGCTGAGTGCGAAGGCTGCAAAAAGAATTTTGTTCTGAGAGCTTCTGCTTATGAAAAATTAATGGAAGATGAAGAACCAATTGTTTGCCCAGAGTGTTTTGGTAAGATAGAAGATGCTCAGATTGAAGAAGCCCTTGGAGAGCAACAGATAAGATGCTTTGAATATCGTATGATAAAGATTTATTCAATAACTGAAGATGAATTAAATAAAATAGGTGGAGATGGTTGGGAGATGACAGCTGTTTCTGGTCACACAATATTTTTTAAAAAGGAGTATTTCAAATGATTGCTGTAAAATGCGCAAGATGCAAAAAAGATTTTAAGATTTCAGGAACTGACTTTGATGAAAGAAGGGCTGCTGGAATAAAGATTGTTTGTCAAGTGTGTTCCACCCTTCCACCTAAAACAAAAACCAATTTTAAAAAGGTTGAGAAAAAAGAAAAAAAGTAATGAAAAAGAGCACTCACAAATTAGTTGGAATTACTAAAGTCAGAAATGAACAAGCTATCATTCAAGATACTTTGGATCATTATTCTTCCTTTTGTGATGCTCTTTATGTGTACGATGATGCTTCAACCGATGATACTGCTTGGATTTGCCGGGAACATCCTAAAGTAAGAAGTGTATTATTGGGAACTTACTGGGATGCAGACAGATTAAGGGCTGAATATCAGAACAGACAAAGGATCTTAGAAGAAGCTCAGAAAGATGATCCTGAATGGATTATTTATTTTGATGCTGATGAAAGGATCGAGTGGGATTTTCAAGGCTATGAAGCCTATGATGGAGTAGTAATGAAACTTTATGATTACTACATCACTCACGAAGATTTGGGCCAGCTTTATTCTAATAGAGAATGGATTGGGCCCGAATACAGAAATATCCTTATGATGTTCAAAAATACCCCAGAAGTTTGTTATACTGGCTTAGATCAAAGGGAAGCAACACTGGCGGATAATGCTCAATGCCTCAGTGCCGGATACGTTAAACATTATGGAAAAGCTATTTCAATAAAAGAATGGGAAAAAACTTGCGATTATTACGGGAAGTATTTCCCACCCTACAGTCAAAAATGGTTGGCTCGAAAGGGAAAAGCAATTCACACATTATCTGATTTTAATCGTCCATTAATTAAGTGGGAAGAAAGATCAGAGAAAGGAGTTCCATTGTGAAGGTTTTAATTTCTGCAAAATATGTATCTGATGACGCCAAATGTGGTGGCTCAGGAAGATTTATGCAATGTGTTTCTGATACCCTGATCGAATTAGGGCATACAGTGACTACTAATGTGAATGACGAATGCGATTTAATTATTTGCAGTCACGATATTAGCTTGCTTAAAAGCAGACTTGAAAAAAAGGTTTTTATTTCTCACGGAGTAATTCTGGAAGAAGCCTGTCCAAAAGGAGCAGACCGATACATTTCAATCAGTGAAGAAGTAAGAGCAGTTCATACAGCTAATGGATTCAATACGGATACCATTGGTCAACCCATTGTTATTAAAAAACGAGTACAGCCCGGTTTCTTTCTCAGAAATATTTTAATCATCCGAAGGGAAGAACAATTGTTGAAAGATCCATTTGATTTTTTATTTGATCAATACAATGTAAAAGTAAGTGATCCAAATATTCCAATTGAAGATCAGATTGCTTGGGCTGACCTTTGTATTACTTTAGGCCGGGGAGCATTAGAAAGTATGGCTCAGGGAAAGCCTGTTTTGATTGCTGATAATCGGCATTATATGGGCGCAGTTGGTGATGGTTATGTTACACCATCCAATATAAAAGAGATTGCCAAGAACAACTTTTCTGGCAGACGTTTTGCAATTCCAATTACAAAAAATTGGGTTCTTGCTGAGCTCAAAAAATATAAGGCAGAGGATTCTCACTTTCTTTATAATTATGTCAAAAAGAATCATAACGCCAAAACTATTGTCCAGGAATACCTTAAAAAGAAAGTACATATCAAGCCAGATAATAAAGTGGCTTTTGGTTGTATGGTAAATGATCGGAAAAGGCTCGATTTAATACTCAGAAACTCCTCTTTGGGTAGTTCCCCATGCTTTACTATTATGGAACCAGAAACAGCCTCAAAAGGGCTTAATACGATGTTAGATGCGATTGAAAAAAGTGGGGCTGAAATCGGAGTGTTGACGCACCAAGATATGTTTTATCCAGGCCACTGGCTTCCAGCTATGGAAAAGCAGATTGAGAAACTTCCTGAAGATTGGGTAATTGCTGGAATTGTGGGAAAAGATGAAGAAGGAAATCTATGCGGAAGATTTCATGATATGAGCTCTCCACTTTGGATTGTTTCTGATCATGATCTTCCGGTTAAATGTGCGTGTCTGGATGAATGCACAATAATTGTAAATATGAAATCCGGTTTCCGGTTCGATGAAGAAATGTTGGGGTTTGATTTATATGGAACGTATGCTTGCCTCAGAGGACAGGAACTTGGCTCAGTATGGATAATTGATGCATGGGCAGAACACTACTGTACTCGATTTCATATGGAATGGGAACCAGATGAAGTTTTTATGAAAATGTGGAAATGGCTTTATGACCGATTTCCAGGACAGAATCTTGATTCGACTGTTCTGGTAAATAAAGAGAATCAAAAGCAGCTTGATAAGCGTCAGGAGCTTAAATTGAAGGCTGCAAGTTAATAATGTTAATTTAAAGAAAGGAGAAGAGAAATGGCCGCAGTTATTGGTAAACTTGCAAAGGTAATGTATGGATCAGTTAAAATCGCTGGTCTGTCAACTTGGACTGTATCTGGATATGAAGCACAAACTCTTGAAGATACTGAATTTGGTGATTCAGTTCAGTCTTTTCTGTTTGGTGGTGCTGGAGATCCTGGTACAATTTCATTCACTGGTTATCACGATCCGGCAGATACCACAGGACAGGCTGCTTTTGCTACTGCCTGTAAAGCCGGGGTTGAGTTATCAAATCTTTATTTTTATGAGACAGCCACCAAGTATTGGGCTGTTGCAGCAGGTGGAAAAATTCTCCCTACCAAATGTGATTCTATCTCTTTTGATAGAAATGCTCTTGGCCAGGTTGATTTCGCAGGAAAAGTATCTGGAGCAGTGCTAACTGCATACGGAACTTGATCTGCTTTTTTATTAATTCTTAAAGTGTAAAAAATGCGAAAGGAAAGGCCAAAGATGGAAAAAGGTGCAATTTTCAACATTGGAAGTACAGACAAAGGCGATTGGTTTGATTTCTTTGAATCAGAGGTTGATTTGACAACCGGGGAAATTACATATTTCCCTCCAAAAGCTGGGACAGGTCGAGCTTGTTTCAGATCGGCAAAGGATCTTTTGACAGAACAGATTTCCAAAAGGAAAAAAGAAGCGGAATTTGTTCTTAATCCAAAGACCAGATCCATGGAAAGGGTAGAATATTTTGCCCTCCAGGATCAGAAGCTTGAACAAAAAGAAGCCGATGACCGAATTGACTATATGATAACAGGTCTGGAGAAGTTTTTTGATGGGGCAGGAAAGCCCATTAAATGTACCAGAGAAAATAAACTCCTGTTGTCTAAGGTTCCAATGTTTGATCGTTACATGGCACGCTGTATTGAACTCCAACTGAATCTTCATACAGAGCATGCTGAGGGCGTGGAAAAAAACTTGTCGAAACCATAGAATGGACCAACATCTACGCACCACAATGCGAAGCGTGTTGGGAAGTATATGGGAATCGCAATCCACCTGAAGATCCTCCATGCGGCACCTGTAAACCAAAGTATTATTCTGAGAATGACAGGGCTGTAGAGATTTTTTACTTAACAAGAAACCAATTAATTATGAGTGAGAGTGGGCCAATCGACATCATGCATGAACCAATTTACCGGGCGATGGATCTGTATGGTGTCGATGACCAACTGAAGTGTTTTCAAAAGGTAATGATTCTTGCAAAAACTTGGCTTGATATAGTGAGGGAAAAATAATGGCAACAAAAGCTGGTGGTGCATATATTGAGATTCGGGCCGATAATAAAAAGCTGAAAGGTGATTTGGATAAATCACATAAAAAAGTTCTAACAGCTATGAATAAGATGCAGAGCCAAGTTTCAACAGCATTCAAACGAATGGCTGGTATCGGTGTAGCATCCACAGCTGCTGTGGCTTTGGGGTTATCAAAGGTTATTTCTGCTGCAAATGAGCAAGAAGCAGTTACAAAAAGGTTAGAGTCTGTTATAAAAGCAACTGATCGAGCTGCTGGATTTAATATTAAGCAGATGGAAAAAATGGCGGCATCTATGCAAAAAGTCACTACAGTTGGTGATGAAATGATTTTAGGTGGTATGGCTATCTTGGCAACCTTTAAAAATATTCGTGGAGAAGCCTTTGAAAGAACTACTAAAGCTGCTCTGGATATGTCTGAAGTTATGCAGCAAGATGTAAAATCTTCGATGGTTATGTTAGGAAAAGCCATGAATGATCCCATCAAAAACCTTTCCGCTATGTCTAGAGCGGGAGTTCAGTTCACAGATACACAAACCAAAATGATTAAAGAGTTATGGGCTTCTGGAAAAACCCTGGAAGCTCATAATATAATTTTAAAAGAATTGGAAAGCCAATTTGGTGGAGCAGCAGCTGCTGCCAGAAATACTTTTCGGGGTGCAGTTAAAGCAGCCATGAATGCTATGGGTGATATGGAAGAGCAAATTGGTTTTTCTATCACCAAGAATGAAGTTTTAATTGGAACGGTAAAAGATGCAGAACAATGGTTCATAAAAGCTGGTGATGCTATTGGAGAATGGGCTAATGCTAATGATAAATTAATTGCCCAGAAAACACATGAAGCTATTAATAATATTAAAACT